TTAAGCTCTATTGTTAAGTTACCTGCATTAATTCTAAAAATATCACCACTTGCTATTGCCTTACTTGCATCTAATGCACCAACAAATAATATATTACCACTGCTAGATGCGTCTGCAATAAACACATGAGTAATTGTGTTGTTTGTTCCTCCAGATGCTGGAAATTCTATATTAGATGCGTTTATTGCTGTTTGTGTATCTGTAGAGTCTGCACCTATCGTTGTCCAACTTGCAGCAGGAACTTGTTGTCTTGCGTAGTTTGTAAATGTTGCTTCAGTTACAGATCCTGTTTCTGCTGCACTCACTGCAGTTGCAAGCCCTACATAAATACTATCACCAGGTGATGAAAAACTTAGTGAGTTATTTTTAAATATAAAATGTAATAATCTTCTCTCTAAGTAATTTGTTGCCGCATTTGCTGTTGCCATTTTTTACTCCTATGTTCTTCTTGCCCTTGGTAAACCTTGTCTGTAGGCATCTTCGTTTTCTCTTGCTTCGCCATAATCCTTTAATCTAGTCAACTGATCCATAAATCTTTTTTCATACTGTTGTATTAAATCAGGTTCACCTTTCATAAACAAATATGCATCAACCAATGACCCAAATAGTAATGCAAATGGTGCATTAGTGCTCAACCAAGTTGTACCACTATCTGATCCTGCTGTTAAGCTCGTAGGTCTGTAATAATAATGAAGCTCTATTGTGTAGTTACTATTAGGTGTTGGTGCTACTATAAAGTTATTTGCATCAAACTGTGCATAGAATCTTGGCGCTCCAGTAGATGCAGAACCATTAAAGGCTTCTTGTAAAAAGTTTACATCTTTTTGTAATAAGAAATCTTCGCTACCTGCAGTTGTTATTTGTAAAGAAAAAGACGCTAGATAATCTGATGGTATAGTTAGGAACTTATCACTTGAAGTCAATGTTGAAGTAACGTTCTTTCTAAATATTTCTAAATCAACATTTTTAAATATTCTTTCTTCCGCTGCTTTTATAAAATCAGAAAGGTGATTAACAAAAGTTGTTTCACTGTTGTCTGTATAATCCTGTATTGCGGTTTTCAATTGTGCAAATGTAAAACTCATGATGTTATACTGACGGGACCTGCAGTTGCAAAGTCTCCGCCCCCTTTTACGTTACCTGTTGTTGATGATTCAGCAACAGTGAATGTGTATGTGTCAGATGTTACAACTGTAATACTGTAACCACTAGAAAGTTCAAGTGCACTTTTTGAAAGACCATCAAATCCTGTGCATGTTCTAAATCTCACTGTGTCTGATGTTGATCTTCCATGAGCCACCTCAGTTACTGTTACCACCGTATTACCGCCACCAGAAACCGCAGTTGTGAATGGATTATGTACTAAAACACGCTCCACATCTGGCTCTGATCTTTGATCTGGTCTTGGATCATTTAAAGATTGTGCATCTTCTGCCTTAACTCTACCTATAAAGTTTTGAGGATGATCTTGATCTACCATATCTTTACCAACACGAAGACCATTTCTAACACCATTACGAAACTCGTATACTAGATCTGCAAGATCATATCTAAAACCAGATCTATCACAAAATCCAAATGCGTATTTACCTCTTGCTCTTGCCATTCTTTATCTCATAAAAGTATTCATCTGTTTCACCAAGTCTAAACTTTTCTGCATTTTCTACCTGATACTCTATTGTACTAACTTTAAAGTCAGGCTGCAATGGTTTGTCAGGAGATAATGAATTATCATACATCCTTGTTCTATTGTTTGGATATAAACAATACTGACCATTGCTAAGTTCTATAAGATTATTAGACTTGTGTTCTGCTGGTCTTTCGCTAGTGCTATAATCTATTTGATCACAGTCGTAGTGGTAGTTATCCAAGGTGCATATATAAGATCCTTTTTGTACCCCAAAGTCTCTTGTATACACCTCAAACTCCATTGTAGATATAAACTGCTTCTGCACTGCTACAACTCCATAATCCATACAGTTCCAAAACTGCAAGTTAGGTAGATCCAAATCAGGGTCTGGTGTTT